CTCCGAGTGATGAAGTCTTTGACCCCCATGGAGAGTTAATAGATGTAGGTGTAATAGACAACTGGCAAAACGAAGCTGACGGTTTAAAAAATGATCAAGACGCTTTAAATGAGTTTTACAGACAGTTTCCAAGAACTACAGAGCACGCATTTAGAGACGAAGCTAATAATAGTATATTTAACTTAGTTAAAATATACGAGCAGATAGATTACAATGAAGAAGTAAGACCAGCTTTAAGTATTGGTAATTTTCAGTGGGTTAATGGTATAAAAGATTCTAGCGTTATATTTTATCCAGATCCAAAAGGCAGGTTTAAAATAAGTTGGACACCACCTGCTAATTTACAAAACAAAGTTGTAATTAAAAACGGTGTTAAATATCCTGGTAACGAGCACATGGGCGCTTTTGGTTGTGATAGTTACGATATATCAGGAACTGTAGATGGTAAAGGCTCTAAAGGTGCTTTGCATGGTTTAACTAAGTTTAGCATGGAAGATGCACCTGCTAATCAATTTTTTTTAGAATATTTAGCAAGACCACAAACTGCAGAAATATTTTTTGAAGATGTATTAATGGCGCTAGTATTTTATGGTATGCCAATACTTGCGGAAAACAATAAACCTAGATTATTATATTATTTAAGGCGTAGAGGTTACAGAGGTTTTAGTATGAACAGGCCAGATAAAATATGGAATAAATTATCTACAGCTGAAAAAGAAATAGGTGGTATACCAAACTCAAGCGAAGATATAAAACAAGCGCATGCCGCAGCGATTGAAATGTATATACAAGGCAACGTTGGTATGAACACTGAGGGTCAGTTTGGTAATTGTTATTTTAATGATTTATTAAACGACTGGGCTAAATTTGACATAAACAAAAGAACAAAACATGATGCTTCTATAAGTTCTGGTCTTGCGATAATGGCTAACAATAGGCATTTATATAGACCAAACGCTACAATAGAAAAACCAAAACTAAACATAAGTATTGCAAGATATGAAAATAAAGGCAATATATCAAAATTAATTAAAAAATAAATATGGTTGTAAAAAGTTATTTTCCATCTCAAGTCGTAAGTGACGTAGAAAAAATGAGCTATGATTATGGTTTGAAAGTAGCTAAAGCTATTGAAGCTGAGTGGTTTCATACTGATAGAGGTACAAATAGATATAGAACTAATCATAATAATTACCATAATTTAAGATTATACGCAAGAGGTGAACAATCAATACAAAAGTATAAAGACGAATTATCTATTAATGGTGACTTGTCTTATCTAAATTTAGATTGGAAACCAGTTCCAATTATACCTAAGTTTGTAGATATAGTTGTAAACGGTATTTCAGAAAGAACTTATGATATTAAAGCTTATTCTCAAGACCCTCATGGTGTAGCAAAAAGAACAGAATATATGGAGTCTATTCTTGACGATATGAGAACTCGAGAATTTAATGACTACGTAGAAGAAGCTTTTGGTGTTGGTATGTATGAAAATGATAAAGAAACTTTACCTCAAACTCAAGAAGAGCTAGATCTTCACATGCAGTTAAGCTACAAACAATCTATTGAACTTGCAGAAGAACAAGCGCTTAATATATTAATGGACGGTAATGATTACGAGTTAACAAAAAAACGTTTTTACTATGATCTTACGGTTTTAGGTATTGGTGCTGCAAAAACTAGTTTTAATACGTCTGAAGGTGTTGTTATTGATTATGTAGATCCTGCAGATTTAGTTTATTCATACACTGAATCTCCTTATTTTGACGATATATATTATGTAGGTGAAGTTAAAAATATACCTATAAATGAATTAGCAAAACAATTTCCACATTTAACACAAGAAGATTTAGAAGATATAGTTAAAAACAAAAACTATAACAAAACTAATTATAATCAAGGTTATAATTATAACGAAGAAGATACTAACAAAGTTCAAGTTTTATATTTTAATTATAAAACATATATGAACGAAGTTTACAAAGTAAAAGAAACTGGCACTGGTGCTGAAAAAATATTAGAAAAAGATGACACGTTTAATCCACCAGAAGATTCAGATAACTTTGGCAAACTACAAAGATCTATAGAATGTTTATATGATGGCGCTTTAATATTAGGCACAGATAAATTACTTAAATGGGAAATGGCTAAAAACATGCTAAGACCAAAAAGTGATTATACTAAAGTAAAAATGAATTATTCTATTGTAGCACCTCGCATGTATAAAGGTCGTATAGAGTCTTTAGTAGAGCGTATTACTGGTTTTGCTGATATGATACAGCTTACACACTTAAAATTACAGCAAGTTTTATCTCGCATGGTACCAGATGGTGTGTACTTAGATGCAGATGGACTTGCTGAAATAGATTTAGGTAATGGTACAAATTACAATCCGCAAGAAGCTTTAAACATGTTTTTCCAAACAGGTTCTGTTATCGGTAGATCATTTACTTCTGAAGGTGACATGAATCCAGGCAAAGTACCAATACAAGAAATAACTAGTGGTAGTGGTGGTAATAAGATGCAAGCATTAATTGGTAATTACAATTATTATTTACAAATGATAAGAGATACAACCGGGCTTAATGAAGCTAGAGATGGTAGTACTCCTGATAGAAACGCGTTAGTTGGGGTGCAAAAACTAGCAGCAGCAAATAGTAATACCGCAACAAGACACATATTACAAGCAGGTTTATATTTAACTAAACAAGTTGCAGAGTGTTTATCACTTAGAATATCTGACATTATAGAATACTCACCAACAAAAGACGCTTTTATACAGCAAATAGGTGTTCATAACGTAGCAACTCTTGAAGAAATGAGCGATTTACATTTGTATGATTTTGGTGTATTTATAGAATTGACGCCAGATGATGAAGAAAAAGCAATGCTTGAAAATAATATTCAAATGGCTATTCAACAACAGTTAATAGAGTTGACAGATGCTATTGATCTTAGAAATATTAAAAACATAAAACTAGCTAATCAATTACTAAAAATACGTAGAAAGAAAAAGCTAGAAAAAGACCAAGCAATGCAACAACAAAATATTCAAGCACAATCGCAAGCGAATATTCAAGCCCAACAAGCGGCTGCTCAAATGGAAGCTCAAAAAGAACAAGTTAAAATGCAAACTGAAGCACAGTTAGAACAAATGAAAGCGCAGCTTGAAGCTCAAAAAATGCAACAAGAAGTAATGCATAAAAAAGAGTTAATGCAATTGGAATTTCAAATGAACATGCAATTAGAACAAATGAAAAGCCAAACTATTAGCAATAAAGAAAAAGAAAAAGAAGATCGTAAAGATGAAAGAACTAGAATACAAGCTTCACAACAAAGTGAGCTTATAGATCAAAGAAATAATGACAAACCACCTAAAAAGTTTGAATCTGCAGGTAATGATATATTAGGAGGAGGTTTTGATTTAGGTAGTTTTGATCCTAGATAAAAATTATTAATTATTATTATATTATATTATGGCAAAAAAGAAAAAAGAAGAAGTAGTCGAAAAGGCTACTGAAGACAACGTTACAAAAGTTAAAATTTTAAGTAACGAAACAAAAACCTCTGAAGATGAGGTAATAAAAGTAGATTTAACTAAACCACCAAAAACAAAAGAAGATGCCGTTCCAGAGCAAAGCACAGATGAGGTTCCTGTACGCGACGAATCCGAAACTAGCGAAAAAGTACTCGAAGAAAACGTCGAAACAACAGATGAAAAACCTGCCGGAGAAGAAGTCTCCGAACAAGTTCAAGATGAAACACCCGTTATTGAGGAAATAACAGAAGAAGAAGTTCAAGAGCAAACAGAAGAATTAACTGAACAAGTTGAAGAAGCTGTTGCTGAAGCTCAACAAACTGGTCAAGCGTTGCCAGAAAATTTACAAAAAGTTGTAGATTTTATGGAAGAAACTGGTGGTAGTCTAGAAGATTATGTAAGATTAAATCAAGATTATTCTAGCTACGATGACATGACAATATTAAGAGAGTATTACAAGCAGACAAAAAAACACTTGACTGATGATGAAATAACTTTTTTAATTGAAGATTCATTTTCTTATGATGAAGAAGAAGACGAGGCAAGAGAGATAAGAAAAAAACAAATAGCGTTAAAAGAGCAAGTTGCCAACGCTAAAAGCCACCTAGACGGGCAAAAGTCTAAATACTATAAAGAGGTTAAAGCTGGAAGTAGGTTAACACCTGAACAACAAAAGGCTTGGGACTTTTTTAATAGGTATAACAAAGAGTCGGAAGAAACTCAAAGAATAGCAAAAAAA